CCAGTTGAACGTGCCGGTCGGCCGCTGGTAGATGTCCGCAAGTCCGCAGACAAAGTCCTCGCCGTCCTTCGGGGCGCGGATGCCGGTCGGCAGCATATTGTAGCGGGCGCCGATCTGGTAGTATCCGGCGATCTCCACCTCGCCGCCGCCGTCCTGCACCATCGTGGCCGAGGGCGGGAAATCGTAGACCCGCAGTCCGTAGTGCTGGATCACCGCATCGGCGAACCGATACTTGTGCGGCTGCCAAGGCTCGCGGTGGAAGACGACCGGCAGGTCATCCCGGTGACGCCGCACCAAGTCCAGCACCACCATGCTGTCCTTGCCGAACGAGCAGGCGATGCACGGATTGCCAAACTCAGCGAGCGACTGCTCGATCAGCCGGTGAGCGTAGGAGACTTTGTCTTCGTAGGTCATTAGAAAGAAACGCCGCCGAGGGCCATGCCCATGCCGACCGATCCGAGGCCAGAGGCCACGCCGCCGCCGATCCCACCAAACATCCCCATCATGCCCGCGTTCTGCGAGGCACCGGCCTGCATCGCCGCCGCCTGCATCGCGGCGTTATTGTTAAGGATGGCGTTGCGGTTGGACGCCAACATATTGGTATTGAAGCTGGCCACGTTGCCGGACTGTTGCAGCGAGTTGCCAAAGATGCTGCCGACCTGTCCGGTGGTGTTCGACAGGGTGTTGGTTCCCAACTGAAACGCCGGGCCAATCGACTGACGAAACGGATCAAGCTCAGTATAAGCACCAGCTAGTCCAACCCGCCGCTGCCTGCGCGCCAAGTCCATCTGGTTGACGCTGGCAGCGAAGCCACGCCGCGCATCCTGCCGCGCGGTGCCATAGGCATCACGATTGAGGATCTCCGCAGCGCTGCTACCCATGCTAGTGCCAAGGCCGCGAGCCGCGAAGGCCGCGCGTGCCGACTGCGAGGCTTCACGCTGCTGCTCCGGTGAAAGCGAGCGGCCGAGCGCGAGTTCAGACTCCGCGTCCCGCTGGAGCTGCGCCTCGATAGCATTAGGCGCGGACGCCGCTTGCAGCTCCTCGCCGATGACACCGCGTGTGCGCTGTAGGTATTCGTTGTCGAGCTTACCGGCAAGCTGGTCAGCCGTCTGAAATTGCAGCGCGGTGTATTGCGGATAAAGCCGCTTGATCGACTCCTCTTCGGCTGCGGTTTGTGCGTTGGCCACGCGAATCGACGCGGCAGCCATCTTATCGTAATCAATCGGCGCCGGTGCCGCTGGCACTCGTTGCCGCGGGGGCGCGCTTGGTCCTTGTCCTCCCATAGTATTATCCTCCTACTTTCTTAGTTAGTTGTTCCCACGAATATACGCGCGGCTCAAAGCTCCCGCGTCGGCACCATGCCGCGTATTGCTGCGGGCGTGTCGCCACACGCATAAACTCCCGCACAGGGTTTGCGCGGCCAACAGCAGCAGCCAGAGTGACGAACCAAGTGTTAGGCTCGCCGTTTTCAAAGCACTTCTCCTCCGCGTTCCACCGCAATTCGCTGGCCAGCAGAAAGACTTCCGGCGTGGCATGCACCAAGCCAATGCTCAGATGCTCGCCGACAAGCTCCCAGAAATCTTGGGTGCTGTGGTTGTCCCACCATTGTTTTGCCTTTTGCCATGGGGTCATTCCTAGAACTTGATGCAATACAGCATGGCGATGTTCTTCGGTCGTGTTTCGCTTCCGCCGGTTGAGCTTGTGTTGATTGCCGTTGTAAGTAAGTCCGTGCGCTGGGCGGTAAAACTGCCGCCGCTCGCTGCTCCCGCCGCCGCCCCCGGCTCGTGAGTGTGTAGGTGGCTTTTTAATTCGTCCGCCTGTTTCGCCCCAAACGTCCCAGCCGCCGTGCCGTCACTATTAGTTCCGCTGCCGCGCACGAAGTAGCCGCGTAGATCGGGCAAGGCAAAGGTCGTTGTTCCGTCTCCTGATCCGTAGGTTGTGCCGATTGCGGTGAAGAGCGCAGCGTAGGTCGTGCGGTTGACGTTGCTGCCGTCTGCTGCAAGCCATCCGCTCGGTGTGCTGTTCATGGCGAAGGCTTGCACGGCACCAGCCGGAACAAGCGCCTGCTGAACTGCGGTGACAAGTTTGGCCAAGGCAACGCTGTCGTCGGCCAGCTTGCTACCAACAATCGCAGCCGAGCCGCTTATGTCCGCATTGACAATGTCGCTGAGTGACACTGTCGGAGTTTGCGCTGAATTAAGTTTCGCAGGCGTGACTTCTTCGCCGCTGATCCAGCCTGTGGGGTTGTTGTAGCCTTTCGTGACTGTAATGGTTGCCATAGTATTATTAAGCTGCGTGTCTAGTTTCGGTTGGCGACATGGTCGGCGCCGCCGCCTCAATCGAGACGTTGCGTATTTCTGGCCGGTTGGCCGTTGTTACAAATTCCAAGTCGCAATAATGCGCCCGCTGACGGATGGAGTTTTTGAGTGTGTAATCTTCGCCGACACCGCTGGTGTTGGTCTGGCTCGGAATTAAGGTGATCGTCTGGTCAGGGTTGATCGTCAGCGCGCGGATGGTAACGCTGGCTGAGTTGGGTAAAACGACATCGGACAGCGCGCGCAAGAACCGCTTTTGCGACATGCTGCCCATGCCGTAGCGCCGCGTGACGATCCGGCCCTGCACAGGCGACGATCCGCCGACCGCTGAACTTGGGTTCTCGTCGCCTTCCTCCACCTCGTCCAACAGCATGAGCTTGCCCGCTTGGTTGCTAATGAAGACGCGGCGCTGCTGGTTAAAGTCGGCGACCAAGAAATTGCCAACGCCGACACCAAGGATGTCGCGGCTTTCCCACTGCTCATTGAGCTGGTTGTAAATAAATACACCGTTGTTCGTTCCGGTTCTTGGATTGTTGAGCGGAACGGCGATGCAGTAGCGGTTGTTGAAATACAGCGATACGGACTGTTCGACTAGGTTTGCGTCGAGGTCGGAAATCTGGTCGCTGATAGGGTCAGAGAGCGGCAACGTCTGGCCGCGCAGCTTGAGGTCGAGGCGGCTGTCGAGGCGGTAGACGCCGCTGTCGGACAGGAAGTAGATGAACTGACCGGCAGTTTGTATCGTGCCGCGCGCACTGCATCCGATTTCATCGGTCAAAAGCTCCAGCTTGCTGACCGGCGTATCAATGGCGGCATCGCTTCCGTCTGTTGAGTAGAGCTGGTTGATGGTGGCAATCCAGATCGACTTTCGGCAGAAGACCAAGAAGGAGCCGTCCACCCAAGGGTGCACCGCCATCACTCGGTCATTGCCGCCAACGCCAACGCGGAAGGACTGCCAGAAAGGATCAAAGGTGTCTGGATCGAAAACGTCTGAGAGCATGACGTTCTGTTTGCCGTCAGGAACGATGAGCCTGTTGTTGATGTAGCTCGCCCATGCTGTGCTGCGCAGTCGGCGGTAGGTGATACCGACATCGGGGATGCCTGCGGTTGTGCGGACAAAATCGTTTGCGGGGTTGCCGTCCCAGTAGAGCGGCGGCTTTACTCGGCGCACGGCGATGTTGGCCGATGCGTCTGGCGATGTGCCGGTCGGCACGGCGATTGTGAAAGTGTCGGCCGTTGGCGCCGAGGCGACACGATATTCCTGACCGTCAAACGCCGCGACAGAGCTGTCGGTAATGCGAACTGTGGAACCTGCCACACATCCGTGTCCTGTGACGTTGACCGTGGCCACGGCGCCGCTGACCGTAATACCGCTTGCGTTGGTGTATTGGGTTCCCCATCCGGCCTGCGTGATGTCCGCCTCGCGGAAGAGATACAGCCGGTCGTAGGCTTGCAGCATCGAGACCTTGTCGGTCGGCTCAATGGTCTCGTCGGGTGATCCCGGGTAGGTCAGCTCGGTGGGCAGCAGGCTTATGTAAATCTCCTCGCCGTCCTCGGTGGCCAGATTGTCCGTGCCATCAACCGCTAGAGCGCCAGCGGTCCATGCTTCGCTGATGCTGTTTCCGTTGGGCAGGAACAGATACGCACGATCCGATCCGGCTAGAGCGATGACCTCGATGCCGTTGACCTCGTCGGGCGAACGCAGCACCGCGCTGGCAAACACGCCGCCGCTGTAGGATGAGCGGACAATCGGCTCGTTGGGCGGTGGCGTCAGAAAGAAACTGAGCGTCAGCGGTGTGTCGGCCGGTGAGATGTCGTCGGCCATCCGCTTGACGCCCTTGCGCGTCACCGCCACTCCACGGTCCAGCCGCATGTTCTCCGATAGTTGGAGCATGCCAGCGGGAAGCGACACCGGATTCAACCGGCTGGAGTAGCCGATGAAACCCATGTCGCCCTCGCGTGAAATTGGTGAGTCCGCCGCCATTATTATGCTGTGACCGCCTTGATGACGGCAAAACCGATGACGATGGCCTCGCCCAAGTTGCCTGCGGTGACGTTGCGCACGTTGATGCTGGCCGAGCCTGCCGCCGCTTGAGCGTTAAGAGTGTACGCTCCTGCCGTTCCGCCGCTGACGTGGTTCAAAACAAGCAGGTCGTTGGCGGCGATGGCGCTGTTTGTCAGCGTGAACGAGACGGTTGTTGCGGCATTAAGCGTGGCATTGTGCATCGTGATTCGGCCGGTCGGACGGTCTAGGGTAACGCCAGTCGCTTTGCTGGTTGCTTGTGTTACCGTCCCGCCAGCTCCGGTCGCATAGCCAATACCTCCAGACGCAGAGCTTGTGGTGATGGCTCCAGTGCTCGACAACGCGCCTGCCGCCAAGGCTCCGCTGCTCAAGTTCAGGGGTGTGTTTCCGGCTCCGCTGGCGACCAGCCCCAATGCCTGCAAGCTGTCAAGCAGGTCAGCCGTAAGGGCTGGCTGAACGACCGGCGTGGCGTTGTAGAAACCCAACTTCTGAGTTGTTGCCGTGCCGATCTTGCTGCCGGTGCCTGTGCCGAGCACTATGTTTGAGGCGTCGGCGAGGGACTTGTCGCCGGTCAGCTCCCAAGCGGCGGCGGCTACAAGTCCCT